ATTTCTTTTATCCTTCTTTCTTAAGAGAAAAATCTAACAGAGAATTAAGAAAATTAGCTGGAACTACTACTCATCACAGTAAAACTATATTGATAAACATGATCATTGATGATCAATGCCAAACATAAAAATACCAGAGATAAAGATACCTACTGTTGATATTCCTGACACTCCTTTCTTTACTCAATACTCATTAACTGGAAATATACCAGGTTGTAATCCATACCATAGAGATTTAGAAACTTCACGTAATCCGTCTTTGCTATGGGCTGATCCAAATGGTGTCTCTAGCAGTTGCCCAGAAGGTCAAATACCATCGTTTAATCCTATGAGGTATAACGATCATCAAATACCTTATGCAGAATCACAATCAACACAACAACCACAGCAACCACAACAGAAAATAAAACTACCACCACCTAAAGAAAAAAAGAAAGAAGAAGAATTTTTTATTGAATGTCCTGGTCCTTACGATCAACGAATAGGTGATTTTCGTAACGATAAGAAGCTAGAACGAATTAGTGGACATAAGCTTTCAGAAGATGGAAAAACCTGTATTACTCTTTATGAATCAACTAACTTCCGAGACCAATACATCCCTTCAACTGCTGCTATTACTAACGCTACTGTTATTGGTTTGGTCGCTGCCAGCACTCCACTTTTACTTAATGCAGTTAAGCCTATTGTGAAGAATTTGGTGAAGAAATTAACGGGGAAGAAGAAGAAAGAGGATGACGATGAGGTAAAACCTGATTAGGTATCGTTGTTAATACAACATTCTTACAAGTAACAGCATCTTCTCCTATATATTTAACTCCTAATTTCATCTGCTCTGCACATATTTTTAATCTGGCTAAATTTGCTTCTAATTGACTTCTTTTTAATACAAATTCCTGTGTCTTTCGATGTGCTTTTGCAGCGGCTAAACACTCATTATTAAACTTTTTACCTAATGGAACCTGTAAACTAAGTGTTGCTCCATAGTTAAGATTGTAGGTATTTTGTTGTAATCTTTCTTGTTCTGCTACATATAAAATATTACCTGGATTAATTAAATTACCATTTTCATCTTCTCTAGTATCATAGATATTTGTTCTACTCATTGTATTTCTAGGTAACGAAAAGTTTTCACCCTGAGTAATGAAAGGTGTAAACGCTAATGTAGGTAATTGGCACTGTATTCCATTGCTAAATCTATGAGTTGGGAAGTTTCCATTTATCGTTTGGTACCCATTATTTATTACTGTTCCGCTACTAGAAGCACTGGGCGAGCTAATAGTATTACTAGCAAAAGCTGGTACATTAATTAATACTAATGGGAGAAGATACTTAAGGAAGTTGTATTTGTTTCTGTGTTGATTTCTCTTTGAACTGTTGAAACTGCATCTAGTCCAGGTGCAAGAAAGCTTTCGGTCAGACTGAAACTTTCTCCTGCATTGACAACTCCCCATTGTGGTTTGTTGTCTATATCTGGTGTAACCCATTTAAAGGAAACTCCTCCAGCTGTTTGAGTGTCTGTGTAAATAGCATCAGGTGTAATTGATTCCAAGTTTGTTATTTGTACGTTATGACCAGAAACTGAGTAGCTATAACCACTCCTGTAGTTCTGAGTAACCACTGTCTCAACGATGGTCTGAACAGATCTAGAAGTACTTTCCATCTGGCCTGTTGTAAACCTTGGAGTAATACTTCCAGCCTTTACATAGCTAGGACAGACAAGAACTAATAAGAATAACCATCTCATTAGTCAATCTCTAATGACATTGTGCTTTGCATTGTTGCTGTAGTACCGGCTCCCATATCACTTAAAGAAACAGTCATTGCTTGATCACTAGCAAGACTCATTGTTACGCTCCCTGGATCACCTCCAGAAACACTTACAGTATCTCCAAAGATAGGCAAGGCACTTACCACACCGTTAGTTACTGTTCCTGCAAGAAGACTTGGTACAGCGTCAGCTTCTAAGTAAGATTCCGAGACGCTAAAGCTATCTCCAGCAGTGGTTACAACAAAAGACGTGTCATAAGAAACTGTAGGAACACCGTTAGTAATTCCTGCATCTGCTAAATCCAAACTTCCAATAGCTCCACCAACTGTATTTGCTGTAGGAGTTACATTAGAGCCTGAAACACTGATGGTTGATCCCACCCTATTTGCTGTTGAACTGGCTCCTACGGTGCTAACTGACACAACAGATTGTAAAGTGTGAGTTATATCTGCTTTAGCAGCTGGTGCCGCTAAGAGAAGCAATAATAAAAGTTTTTTCATACAAGTCTTCCTGTTTGTGGATCTATTTCTTTTCCAGAAATAGGATCAATCCTTGGTTGCACTGGAATAATCCTAACCCCTGTCTCAAATCTGACTGTTGTTACTGAACCATTAGCTGCTTCTGCTTTCTTTCTTTCTTCATCTGCTTTATAAGTTCCATCACCTTTTTTAGACGCAGTTTGGATTCCCAGTGAAGACAATACCCCAGTAAACACACTGGCAATAAAGGTAGGATCTATCTTCTGTTGTGGAATGCCTGGGATAGAAACGTAATTTAAAGTCAAGATTGCACCGCTCCAAGCAAGAACAGTTATGCGTACAAACGTGCTAATAATGGCAGCACTTTCTTCCTGGTCTGGAATTAAAGCATCTTTTAGTTTGCCTATTGGACCTTTCTTTTCAGGTTTTGTTTCAGGGGGTGATTTATCAGCCATAAGTAAAAACAACTGGGCAGTACTAGAATAATAGTAAACCTATAAAAATGGTAGAAGTTATTGCTGCTACTGCTGGTGCTCTTTTAACTGCTTGTTTCGTTAGCGTTGGCAGTGTTTCTTTACGTAACAGACAACAACGTGATGATTTAGTTCGTATCCAAACGTCTGTAGAAGCTTTAGGTAAGAATGTAAGTGATGTTCATAGCGATGTAAAAGATATATACTCAAGACTTAGACACGTTGATATAGAACTTGCCAAATTAACTAAAACACAATAAAACCTCCCTTTACTTCTCTCCTAGCAAAGGAAGGCTTTATTGGAACCAATGGGGAATTAGGCTCAAGCTAAAAGTAGCAACTAAGCTTAGAATAGGAAAGCCCCAGATCTTTTCCTTATGCTTGCAATTATTAAACCTATTGTTTTTACTTTTTTAAAAAGCGATTCAATTAAACAATTAGCACTAGATATTGTTAAAGTTGCTGTTACAAGAACTGATACTAACGTAGATAATCAACTTGCATTTATGCTAGAAACAGCTTTATTCCCTGATAGATAAATGAGCCAATACGATCCTTTTTGGAAAGAAGAAGACGAACGTAGAGTATTAGAAATGGAAGAATGGTACCAAAAAGATGGAAGATCAAATCCGTCTCATCCACTACATGCCCTTTACACAAACTTAAATAAAAAATATGGCAAAAGAAGTAATCCTTAATCTTGATTTCTTAGACAAACTTACTGGTAGACCTTCTCCAGAAGAAGAGTTTGCTATGGAAAAAACTATTATTGAGATCAGACAATGTAATAACATTGACAAATTAAAAGATTATGCAATTGCCTTTGCTAGACAAAGCCATCATCAATCACATTTTATTGCTACTTGCATAGAAAGAATTGCTTTAACAGAAGCAAAGTTAGTTTCTATGACGCATCGTGTTAAACAAAGAAAAACAATATTTCAAAAATTATCTATGATTAAAGCTATATTATTTCCTAAAGAAAAGGACTCATGAACAGTAAAGACAATAAAGACTTATTAGAAGTTCTTCATACAGAACTAATTAAAGAACTATTAGACCGTATTAGACATGGTGATGCTAAACCTTCTGACTTAAATGTAGCTAGACAGATGTTAAAAGATAATGGCATTGAATGTTTACCAGTACCAGAATCACCCTTTGGTGATCTCATGGCATCTCTTCCTGACTTAGAAGCTATTCATCCGCTAGAAAGATAATTGCAACCACTCCCAGAGAAATTACAAGACTTTAGATACTTTCTAATTCTTACTTGGAGGCATCTAAACCTTCCTGATCCAACACCAGTACAACTAGAAATAGCTGAATACCTGCAACACGGACCTAGAAGAAAAATAATTCAAGCTTTTAGAGGTGTAGGTAAATCTTGGATTACTTCTGCTTACGTAGTTTGGAAACTACGGATGAATCCACAACTAAAGTTCCTTGTGGTTTCAGCTTCAAAAGATAGAGCAGATAATTTCTCTACTTTTACAATGAGACTAATAACCGAAATGGATATATTGGCTCCACTACGTCCAGATGGGAATCAGAGGAACAGTAAGATTAGTTTTGATGTAAGACCAGCAAGAGCTGACCATGCCCCTTCAGTTAAGTCTGTAGGGGTCTTAGGACAGATGGCTGGATCTAGGGCAGATGAAGTAGTTGCAGATGACGTAGAAGTTCCTAATAACTCCTTCACCCAACCAATGAGAGACAAACTCTCAGAAGCTGTTAAAGAATTTGACGCAATACTTAAACCAAAAGGAATGATTACCTTCCTTGGTACTCCTCAAACTGAACAATCCCTTTACAACACTCTTGAAGAACGTGGTTATACAACCTGCATTTGGCCTGCTAGATACCCTTCTCTTAAAAATAACTATGGAGATAGACTTGCTCCTAAACTTCACCAAAGGCTTCTAGATGAGCTTGTAAAGCCTAAAGATCCTGTTGATCCAGATAGATTCAACAGCATAGATCTAATGGAACGTGAAGCCTCCTATGGACGTTCTGGCTTCTCTCTACAGTTCATGTTGGATACTTCTCTATCCGACCAAGACAGATACCCTCTTAAACTTTCTGACTTAATAATTTCATCTGTTAACCCAGAACACGCTCCAGAGAAAGTCATATGGTCTAATTCTCCTGAATACACTCTCCCAGATCTTCCTTGTGTTGGTTTTAACGGAGACCGCTATTACAGACCTGCTCAAGAGTTTGGTGACTGGATTGAATACACAGGTTCAGTAATGTCCATTGACCCCTCTGGAAAGGGTAAAGATGCTACTGGTTATGCCATCGTAAAGATGCTGAATGGAAACCTCTTTGTAAGCGATGCTGGAGGTCTTATAGGGGGTTATGACGAACCAGTACTCGTTAAATTATCCAAATTAGCCAGAGATCACAAAGTAAATACCATCATCGTTGAAGAAAACTTCGGAGGTGGCATGTTTGCTGAACTCCTTAAACCCTATTTAATGCGTTATCACCCTTGTGAAGTAGAAAACGTACGCAATAACAAAACCAAAGAGTTCAGAATAATCGACACCCTTGAACCAGTAATGAACTCCCACAGACTAATTATCGATAGAAAAGTAGTTGACAAAGACTACAGATCAAATCCCAATGAAGCACCAGAACGAAAACTAAAACTTCAACTCTTCTATCAAATGTCTCGTATAACCCGTCATAAAGGCTCTCTAGTACATGATGACATCCTTGATGCTCTATCTGGTGCAGTCTCTTATTGGACTGACTACATGTCCGCTGATGAAGATAGAAACATTCAACACAGAAAAGATGAATTACTTCGTCTTCACCTAGATAACTGGGACTCTTCACTCAACAGAACTATCACCCAAACAGCATTAGGCATGTCCCTTGAACAGATAAAA